GGATCATACGCGCGTCAGACTGCGGCGTTTACTGTGAGCGGCACAAGCCCGACAGAGGCAACAACGGGTTCAGCTATTGAGTTTCCCACGGCGACAGCTTCTTGGGGTACGGTGACATACGCGGGCGTGTACGACGCGTCTACTGGCGGCAACTTGCTTGCGTATGCTGAGTTGACCGATCCAAGCGACTTCTCGACTGCGCTGCCCAAAGCGATTGATACGGGCGACATTTTCCGCATTTCGGCAGGTAATCTTAAAATACGATTGGACTAATCCATGGCTACTCTTGTTACACGTTCTGGGAAGGGGTCTCCGCTTACCCATGCTGAAGTTGATGCCAACTTTACAAACCTAAACACGGATAAGCTGGAGCTATCTGGCGGCACCATGACGGGTAACTTATCCTTCGGCGACAACGACAAAGCCATATTCGGTGCTGGGTCTGATTTGCAGATTTACCATGATGGGACTAGTAGTTATATTGAGGATGCAGGAACAGGTTGGTTACTTTTAAAAGGTAATGATAGTGGTGTAGCGGCTCAAGACGGTTCAGGTAACTATGTTTGGTATGCAAACCAAAATGGTTTCGGTGCTTACTATAACAACGCAGTCAAACTCGCCACCACCAGCACAGGTGTAGACATCACTGGGACTTTGACCAGCGATGGTTTGTCAGTCGATGGCGGCACGATCAAGCTGGATGGGAACTATCCTGTTGGTACAGGCAACGTGGCGTTGGGCAATGCTGCGTTAGATGATGGTTCCTTGAGTGGTGGGTATAATGTTGCCGTAGGAAATACTGCTCTTACGGCTAATACTACAGGTGATAATAGTGTTGCCATAGGTTATGCTTCTTTATCCTCAAACACAACAGGTAACTATAACGTCGCATTGGGTGGGAACTCTTTAGAAAACAACACAACAGCAAGTAATAACAGCGCAGTCGGCCTTCAGGCACTACGTGCTAATACATCGGGTGCAAACAATACAGCAGTTGGTATGCAGTCTCTACTCTCCAACACCACCGCAAGCAACAACACCGCAGTTGGGTATCAGGCGGGATATAGTAATACTACAGGTACACGCAATGCGTTCTTTGGTAAGTCGGCGGGTCAAGCAACTACCACAGGTAACTATAATGCGTTTATTGGAATGGATGCTGGCTATGAAAATACGACAGGTTCTAGCAATACGGCTTTGGGAAATTCTGCCTTAGAGCATAACACCACCGCAAGTAACAACACAGCGGTTGGGTATCAGGCTGGGTATAGCTTTACCACAGGTGGTTACAGCACTGTAATGGGATATCAAGCAGCACAAAATGCCACCGCTGGTGGTACAGTTGCTATAGGTCATTCCTCTGCTAAAAATAACACTGGCGCAGGGATTACTGCTGTTGGTTCTAATGCTTTGACTACTAATACAAGTGGTACAAGTTCTACTGGCATAGGCACCAATGCCCTAAATGACAACACAACAGGCAGCTATAACGTAGCTTTAGGCCGTGATGCTTTGTACAACAACACCACCGCAAGCAACAATACAGCAGTTGGGTATCGGGCAGGGTATAATACAACAGTAGGTTTCAACAACACTCTGTTTGGTGATAGAGCAGGATATTCAAACGTAGGCAATCGTGGCAATACGTTCCTTGGTCAAGAAAGTGGATACAGCTATAACAAATCTGGAAACAACGACACCTTCAACACTTTTGTTGGATACCGTGCAGGATACTCTCAAAGCACAGATGGTTTGTATAACACTTATGTTGGCTTATTTAGTGGTCAACACATAACAACAGGCTCCAAGAACACTATCATCGGTGGCTACAACGGCAACCAAGGCGGCTTGGACATCCGCACCTCAAGCAACAACATCGTGCTGTCGGATGGGGATGGTAATCCTAAATTCCAAATGGACTATCATGCTAGATCAATCATTCAAGCTACATACGGTACAGGTTATGGTTTAAAAATTAATAACTCTGCCTCATCTGGTTTAGTTGAAGGTATTGAAATAAATACAACAAATGTATCTACTGACAGCTCTTCTGGACATTACTTAAAGTGTAACGACAGCACCACAACACGTTGCGTTATTGACTTAAATGGTAACTTGCGAAACCACGACAACAGTTATGGCGCTATCTCTGACCAACGTGCAAAACAAGACATTGTCGATGCGGCAAGTCAATGGGATGACGTTAAGGCCATTCAGGTTCGTAAATACAAAAAGATTGATGATGTAACAGCGTATGGTGATGCTGCGCCAGTAGAGATTGGTGTAATTGCGCAAGAGTTAGAAGCATCTGGAATGGGTGGCCTTGTTGATACACCTGAAAATGAAGACGAAATGAAGTCCGTCAAATACTCCATCCTCTACATGAAAGCAGTCAAGGCACTGCAAGAGGCAATGGATCGGATTGAAACCTTAGAGGCAAAAGTAACTGCCCTAGAAAACGCATAACATTAGTCAAAAAAGGAGAAAGACATGACTGATACATCAACTGCGGAAGAAATCGCACAACACTATTTAGCTATGGGACATAGCGTAGAGTTACTAAACGCTGGACAACCAGAGGACATGGAAGATGCCGATTGGGCTGACACTGTGTCACGCAACGTAGAGCATTTACAGCTAATGGTTGCTAAAGACTTCTGGACTACAGAAGACATGACAGCGGTCAACGCAGCTATTGCAGCAAACTCATAAGGAACAGACAGATGGCGAAAGACGAAAAGAAAACCATCACGGTCAATGACGTAGAATACAACTTGGGTGACTTCACAGCGGAGCAATCAGCAATGCTGAACCACATCCAAGACTTAGACCGCAAGCTAAGTAACGCACAGTTTAACCTAGATCAGCTTATGGTTGGTCGTGAGGCGTTTGTAGCGAGGCTGGCGACATCACTGGAAGCTGAACCAGAGGAAGCCGAAGAAATCGCGGCTGAGTAAAAAGCATGACCGCATACTACGTACAGCCAGAACCCAGTGCATCGGGCGGCGAGGCATACTGGTTGGAAGGGTATGCGGTTGGCGATGCCAAGTTTGCCGCAGCGCAGTCTGACGGCACAAGCACAACGCTTATTGCGTCATCTCGCGTAAAACAAACGGGGCTGCGCTCTGACGGCACATCATCATCACTCTTTGGCGGAAATCGTGTTGTCGCAGGCGCACTTGTTCAGGAGCCAGTGACGGCAACTGTGACAGGCGTTACGCGCGTTCGGCAGGGGGCAATACGCGCGGACGGCACAAGCACTACGTTGATCGCCTCTGTGCGCGTTCGCAACCCTGCGGCGATCTCACAGTCGCGCTATGTACTCGCGGACTACTGGGAATACGGCTACGCTGACTACGGTCAAAACTCAGACGTGCGCATTGCTGGCAACAAGACGACAGACAGCGGCATACTCTCTGCGGGATCGGCGACATCTCTTATTGGCGTTACGCGCGTCAAACCGTCTAGCATGCTTGCGATTGCAGAGGCAGAGGTTGACGTAGTAGGCGGGGCAATACGCACAAACATCGGCGTTCTTAGTGATGCAAACGGCATATTCGTTATTAATGGAAACGTGTCCTACGACAGCAGCGCGGTATCTGAGGCTGTGTCTGAGGCTCTGGGGGCGCTTACGATCAAGTGGCTTGACCAAGCAGAAGATGCAGACGTTTGGACAGATCAAGCCGAAGATGGCGACACTTGGGCAAATGTGGTAGAAGCAAGCGGAACGTGGACAACTGTATCTGAGGACACCGACATTTGGACTGACGTATCTGAGGACACAGACACTTGGACTGACCTAAGTCCGCTAACATAGACGCGAGGCAAGGAATGCTATATATTGCCAGTAACGCATAGGAGATTTAGATGGCTATAACCATTACAAAGCCAACCGTAGGCGGTTCTGAGGATAGTTGGGGGACAACCATCAACACCGCGTTAGATGACATTGTTTTAGAGATAAACAGCAATGCTGACGGTACAAATACAGTCACACCTAATCTTGGGTCGGGTTGGGAGGTTGGTGGCGTAGCAGTTACGTCAACTGCGGCAGAGCTAAACATCTTAGACGGTGACACAGCAGCAACATCTACAACAGTCGTTGATGCTGACCGCGTTGTATTCAACGACGATGGCACAATGAAGCAGGTCGCTATGAGCGATCTTAAAACCTACATCAATGCCTCTGTGGGTTCTGGATCAGTAACAAGCGTTGCAATGTCAGTGCCGACAGGTTTGACGGTTAGCGGATCACCAATTACAACAAGCGGCACGTTGGCGGTTTCACTGCAATCAGGTTACAGCATCCCAACAACGTCAAGCCAATCAAACTGGAACACGGCGTATGGCTGGGGCGATCACTCCACGCAGGGATATGCAACAGGCACGATCCCGACAAACAACAATCAGCTAACCAACGGGGCTGGATACATCACATCTGTCCCGACAACAGCAGCCGCCGTTGGGACTTACACTTTTGCTCTTTCAAGCAGTGTTCCAAGTCCGATCCCAGCAGGTACTGTGAGCGGAAGCCAGTTGACGTATTCTGATGGATCGGGGACTAACAACGTAGGCACTAGCCCCAATGTGGGTACATGGCGTTTGATGGCGCACTACGTCAATCGTTCCTCGCTATTTGTCCGTGTGTCATAGGAGATTTAAATGAGTGTAGACATTACAGAGTATCGCAATGCTAGTTCGCTGAACGCAGAAAATACTATGATGGACGTAGAGATCAATCACCCAGTGTATGGGTGGATACCTTACACTATACACCCTGATGACACGGACATGACCATAGATAACGCAGCGTTGTTATCTCTTGTGGGTAATGACTTTGCAGCATTTTCTCAGGCTGACCATGATGCGCGTGTCGCGGTATCCGTTAGAGTTCAGCGTGACGCAAAACTAAGCAGCGAAGTAGACCCAATCGTAAGCAACGCACTACGCTGGGCAGACTTAACCGCAGAAAAACAAAACGAGTGGACACAGTACCGCACTGATTTGCTCAACGTCCCACAGCAAGCAGGCTTTCCAAACACCATCAACTGGCCCACTAAACCAGAGTAACGCGCATGGCTCTCATACCGCTTAAAATCCCCGCAGGCTTCTACCGCACAGGTACGGAGTTGGACGCTTCTGGTCGCTGGCGTGATGGCTCACTTGTTCGCTGGCGTGACGGGTCACTGCGCCCTATCGGCGGTTGGCGTGTAAACGAAAACATTGCGAGCATTACGGCAAATGCGCCGCGCTCTATGCACACTTGGGAAAGCAACAACGGCACACGTTATGTTGCAGCGGGATCATACAATGAGCTATTCGCAGTTGTTTCTGGTGGTACGGCATACGACATTGCGCCCACAGACCTAACAGCAGGGTCAGAGGATGCTGCGGTCAATATTGGTTATGGGTACGGCTTTTATGGTGCAGGCGCATACGGCACACCGCGTCCTGACACTGGCAACCTTGTTGCTGCAACTACATGGTCGCTAGATAACTGGGGCGAGTACCTTGTCGCGTGTTCCACAGCAGATGGGCGCATACTTGAATGGCAGCTTGGTACTACGTCTGACGCGGCGGTCATTGCAGGCGCACCAACAAATAACAGCGGCATAATCGTCACAGAGGAACGCTTTATCTTTGCACTAGGTGCAGGCGCAAATCCACGCAAGGTGCAGTGGTGTGACCGTGAGGACAATACAACATGGACACCCGCAGCAACCAACGAGGCTGGCGACATAGAATTGCAAACCTCTGGGCAAATCCAGACTGCTATTCGTACACGCGGTCAGACGTTAATCATTACAGACATTGACGCACACACAGCGCGTTACATCGGCCCACCCTATGTGTATGGGTTTGAGCGTGTTGGCACATCTTGCGGCATCATTTCACGTCAGGCGGCGGCAGACGTTGACATGGGCGTGTTCTGGATGGGCAACGGTGGTTTCTATCGCTTTGATGGTAACTTGGTTTCTGAAATACCGTGCGATGTTCACGATTATGTGTTCGGAGACATCAATACCTCTCAGAAAAGTAAAACGTGGGCGTTTACCAACGGTCAGTTTGGCGAAATTTGGTGGTTCTATGCATCTTCTAATAGCACGGAGATTGATCGCTATGTGGCGTTTGATTACAAGGAAAGCCACTGGCTGATTGGCAATCTATCCCGCACCTCTGGCGCGTCACGCGGCGTGTTTGAGTATCCAATGTTGATGGATGCAAATGGCGCGATGTATGACCATGAGGTAGGCTTATCCTACGCGGTCAGTGGCGCAGAGCAAGCTGTATTCGCAGAAAGTGGCCCGATCAGCATTGGCAACGGCGATAACATCATGCAGGTTACAGACCTAATTCCTGACGAAAAGACGCAGGGCGATGTAGATGTAATCTTCAAAAGCAGATACTACCCCAACGACACAGAATATACGCATGGGCCGTATACACCGTCTAGCCCGACAGCGGTGCGCTTCTCAGGTCGCCAGATCAGAATGCGCGTAGAGGGCGATGCACCATATGCAGCGTGGCGTGTTGGCACAATGCGGGTAGACGCAAAAGCGGGTGGGCGTAGGTAATGGCAGCACCCGTACTCCCACCGATTGGCGACAACGTAAAGGCTTGGGGTAATAACCTTACTGCGTATCTGCGCAGGCAGCTTCCGCGCTTGTACTTTAAGACAGCAGACGACAACCCATCAGAGAACGGCGTTATCTTGTGGGACGATGAGGCGGGTTATCCTGTCGTGTCCAAGAACGGCGCGTTTGTGCAGATCATCTTGGAAGATGGTCACGCCTCGCTTTACCGCACAACTGACGTTACGGCGGCTGCGGCGAATACGGCGTACGCAATAACGTACGATGCGCCTACGGGGAATGTCGGCATAGATCGGGATGGAGCTGATCCAAGCAAAATCGTGTTTAGTGAAGCTGGTGAGTACCTTTTGATGTTTTCTGCGCAAATTTCGTCAACATCAGGCAGCACAGTAAAGTTCTACTTCTGGCCAAGGCTAAACGGCACAGATGCGCCCAACAATACTATGGTTAACACGCTGCACCAAAACAACGCCACGCTTGTTGCTTCACGCAGTGCAAAGTTTGATGTTAGTGCTGGCGATGAATTGCAAGTTATGTGGGCGGTGGATAGCACGAATGGCTTTTTGGATGCGACTGCGGCGACTGCGTTTAGCCCAGCGGCACCAGCGACTACGCTTCACATTACGAGGATGCATGGATGAATGCGCACGCAGACATAAATCCGCTAGAGCGCTGCAAGCCTTGGATTGAGGCTGCATTGGAGCGCTCAGGTGGTCACAATACGTGGGACGAAGTATGCTCAGGTATACGCTCAGGCAAGATGCAATTATGGCCCGCAGAGCGTGGGTGCATAATTACAGAAATCGTGGTATATCCTAGTACAAAAGCCTTGCATGTGTTTCTTGCAGGTGGTGAATTGGATGAAATTTTACAAATGACTGAAAATGTGAAAGAATGGGCAAAATTGCAAGGCTGTTCATTTGCTTCATTTGATGGTCGTTTTGGATGGCAGAAACCTTTGGAGAAATTGGGCTGGAAGCCTCACTCCATAACAATGCATTTGGAGTTTTAGCATGGGTAGCAAGTCTACACAATCAACTCAAATCCCAGAGTACGTTGAGGAAGCTGGTAAGCTGGCTCTGCAGCGCGCTCAGGAAATCCAAGCGATGGGATATGTTCCCTACACGGGGCCAGAGGTTGCAGCCATTAATCCTTACGAACAGGCTTCTGCTGCAAACGTTGGCGGCATGGCGGCAGCGCTTGGCATGCAAGCACCTGTAGGGGTGGACATGGGCGGCATGCCAACAGTCACTCAGGGCGGCATGACAGGGTATAGCTCTTACCCAGCTTACATGGCGTCACTTGAAAGATTGCGTGAAACGCGCCCAGAGATGTATCAATACTTCTCAGGCATGACGCGGTTTGACCCGATCACTGGTGCGCTAAACCCTGAATACGATGCGCGTATGCAGGCAGCAATTGCTCCACAAGTAGCAGCGCCAGTTTCAGGTGGTGGCGGCAGTAATAACGATGGGCTAAGTCATGCTGAAATCATGGAAATGCATTATGGTAACCCTGCTGGCTCAAATGCGAACCTTGGCCCGCGTGACAGCAGCCCGCGCCCAGTTTTACGTAGTCAATCTACTGGTGGAAGCGGTAATTTGTTTAGCGGCCTGCGTGATGCTAGGGAAGAGGTTAGTAACAGAATTTATACTGCATTAGGAGGTCGCGGATAATGGGACGTTCAAGCTCACAGCCTACGCAGGCACCAACAACCGCGCCAAACTTAGGCCCAATCATAAATACAGGTCCAAAATTTGGCGCAACTCCATACAACCCTCCAGCGCCAACGCCAGAACCTGCTCCAGCGCCAACGCCAACGCCAGAACCTGCTCCTGCGCCAACCCCAATGGTGCAACCAACTGGCCCTAATGTATTTCAGCAATCTGCTGACTACATGAAGCAAGCGGGCGAAACATACGGTGGCTTGGCGGGCTTCCAAGCTCCAGCAGCACAAGCTGCGCAGATTGGCCCAGTTGGATCACTAGCTGCGGCAAATATGCAACAGTATATGTCACCATACACTCAGCAAGTTATTGAGCGTGGTGAAGCAGACATTGCACGCCAGCGCGAGCAAGCCATGAACCAGCTAGGTGCGCAGGCCACTGCGGCGGGCGCTTTCGGTGGATCACGCCAAGGCGTGGCTGAAGGTGTAACAATGGGCGAATATGGTCGTATGGCTGGCGACTTTGCGGCGCAGCAGCGCGAGAAAGCATATCAGCAAGCCCTTGGCGCTGCTCAGTACGACATTGGGCAATCGCAACAGCGCGCACTCCAGCAGGCAAGTTTGCAGCAGCAAGCGGCGCTTGCAAACCAGCAGGCGGCTCTATCTGGCGCAGGCGTGCAGCAGGCAGGCGCAGCGGGTCTTGGCGGTCTTGCGGGCCAAGCGTTTGGCATGGGCCAGCAGGCGCAGCAGGCGATTGGGCAGCAGGCTGCTTTACAGCGTAGCCTGCAACAACAAATGATTGATGCTCAGCGCCGACAGTTCGCAGGCGCAACTGGCGCACCTCTGGCTGGGCTTGGTGCGTTGTCGCAGGTCTTAGGGACAACGCCTACGCCAACAACAACTACAACCAACCAAGGCTTTAACCCCGCATCTCTACTAATGTTATTGTGATCTGATATGGCGCTAAATGACAGAGAATTATTAGCAAAGACGCTGCAAGCTGAAGCTGGCAATCAAGGCATTGGCGGCATGCTTGCTGTTGGCTCTGTCATAAGAAACCGCATGGCACAAGGTGGAAGTCTGAGTGACGTTATTCTTGCCCCTGCGCAGTTTTCTGCTTGGAACAAGGTAACTGGCGCGGTTGGCGGAGAGCAGGGGCAGGACATGGCTGCGCTAAAGCCAAGCGAAGATGCCTACTCTGCTGCAGATGCAATACTCTCTGGGAATGCCCCAGATTTAACTGGCGGCGCTACGCACTACTACAACCCGTCTATCTCAAACCCCGCTTGGGGCAAGGAGAAAGCTGGCGGTGATTGGACCAAGATTGGCGCGCATATTTTTGGCAAAGCTGGTGATTTCAAAACAGGAGCCGCAAAGATGAACGGTGAACAGACACAAAAACCTCAAGGCTTGCTGGGTGGCTTGCTTGGCGGGCAGGGCATAGGTGAGCGCTTAGGGCTAAGCCCAGAGTTTAGCGATAAACTCGCAATGGCTGTCATGGCTGGGACAGGTGATGCGCGATTGCAGCCTTTGATTGCGCAGCGTGCGGCAGGCATGAAAGAGCGTAGAGGTGAGGCTAAGGAACAACGCCAGCGTAATAAGAGTATTGAATTTTTGCAAAGCCGTGCTGATGCGGGTGATGCAACCGCGAAAGAAATTCTTGGGGCGGTTTCAACTGGCGTCCTGCCTGTAGGGATAGGCGTATCTACTTATTTGACGCAATCTCTGACTGCGCCGAAGGACGAGAGAACGGCCTTGATGAAGGAATATGATCTGTCCAAAACAGACCCAGAATTTGCCAAGCTTTTGGGCTTGAGGAACGCGCCAGAAGCCCCCGCGGGGTTAAAAGCGCTAGATACTGAATTTGCCAAAACTCTTGGCGAAGGTGGCGGCGCGCAAAACGTAGCAGCGGCTATGCAGGATTTAGCGTCGGTTCAGACAGTCCTAAATAAACTTGAGGCTGGCGAGGAGCTAACTGGCCCATTTATTGGATCGCTACCTGAGAGCGTTAGAGCATTCATAGCCCCTGAAGGATTGCAGGCGCAGCAGCTTGTTGAAAGCGTTGTCCAAAAGAACCTTAGAGCAATTCTTGGTGGACAGTTTGCGCAAAAAGAAGGCGAGCAACTTGTTAGACGCGCATACAATCCGTCACTTACCCCCGCGCAAAATGCGGCAAGGCTAAGAGCCTTAATACCGACACTGCAGGCTGCTGCTGAAAATAAACTGGCGATGACTGAGTACTTCCTTGATCCAAATAACAATTATTCGCTTAAAGGGTTTTCTGGACTTGTTGGTGTTCCAAGTGTTTCAGTGTTTATGAATGCTCTTGATGAAGGTGAAAGTAACTTATCTTCATCGGGGAAGGGCGCTCAACCCGCACCAGCGGCAAAACCAGTAGTAATAAATGGCTACACAATCGAAGAGATTGAATAATGGCAACATTTCAAATCACAGCGCCTGATGGGAAAAAATACAGAGTTACTGGCGAAAATGCTCAGGGCGCTCATGCTGCTTTAATGGAGATGCTTGGTGGGCAAACTGCTGAACCTGCCCCAGAAGTTTCGCGCGGTGAAGATGTAAAGATGGCACTGAAAAGCGGCTTGCGTGAGGGCGCTATTGCTGTTCCAGAAACGCTTGAGATGTTGGGTCGCCTTGGTGTGCGCGGTTTCCAAGAGGCTAAGGATTTACTTGGCTATGAGGTCGGGGACAAGGTTCCAGTGCTGGACACCTTCTCAGGCGACATTCTACGTGAAGCGTTCCCCGCAGAAGAGTACGAGCCTCAAACAACTGCTGGGGAATACGCCCAAACTATAGCAGAGTTTTTGCCTTCTGCAGCAATTGGTGGCCCTGCTGGCCTCGCACGCCGTGGTGTAACAATGGCAACGGCGGGCGCTGGCAGCGAGGCTGCGGGTCAGGCGGCAGAAAAGTACGCGCCGTCTATGGAGTTGCCAGCGCGCCTAATTGGAGCGCTTGCTGCACCATCTGCAGGCAAAAAGGCGCTTAATAAAACATTTCAGCGCTCAATAGACCGCCCAACTCTGGAAAGCCTGCAAACAGCAAAGAATGCGGCATACAGCGCAGTGGACAAGGCTGGTGTGAAATTCAAACCAAACGAAATGAACCAGATTGTTGCGAAATCTAACGCAGCAGTCGCTAAATTCAATTATGTTCCTGAAGTTGACCTGCAGACAAAAGCTGCGCTCAAAACAATCCAATCTCAAATGGACAACACAATGACTGTTGGGCAGTTAGATAAGTTGCGCCAAGGCTTGTATAAGCGCTACAGCGCAGCGCGCAACGAGCAGGGTATAAGAGAAATCATTGATGTTATTGATGAGGCGATAGAAGCAAAAGCTCCAGCAAACCGCCTTATGACAACCGCGCGCCAAGCCAACAAGCGCTACAAAAAGCTAGAGATGCTTGAGGATGCGTTTAGGAAAGCTGAACTAGATACGGCGGTAAGTGGTTCTGGTGGAAATTTGGTTAATAACTATCGTCGTGCCGTTAAGAACATTCTGGCAAGTAAAAACAAAACAAAGTTTTTTGACGATACAGAGTTAAAGGTTATGGAGCAGTTTGTTCGTGGCAGCATGAGTGAAAATACACTGCGCCTAATTGGTAAGATGTCACCGTCTGGGGGTGGTCTTATGCAGGCGCTTAATGTCGGTGCAATAGCTTACAATCCTGCAATGGCTGGCGTCAGCGTTGCTGGAATGGCTGCAAAGGGAATATCTGAAGCAAAGGCCATAAAATCCGCAGAGCAAATAAAGAACATGCTTGCTACTGGGGTTGCACCTAATAAGTCAATTAGCTTGAAAGAGATACGAACTTTGATGGGCTTGGAAGCAGGCAATGAAACTGGCTTGATGCCGCAACCACAAGGACAATAACATGCAGCCACAAGCAAAAGACAGACGCGAGATTGAAGCTATCGTGCAAGACGCTATGGCACAGGCTGTAGACTTTGTTGAGAGTGAAATCACAGATGAACGCATCAAGGCTCAGCGCTACTTTGACGGTCAAGTTGACATTGGTTACGAAGATGGGCGCAGCAGAGTTGTAGCGACTAAGGTGCGAGACACCATTCGCTCAGTCAAGCCAAGCATCATGCGTGTATTTATGTCCACAGCGAAGCCTGTTGAGTTCTTACCAAAAGGCCCAGAGGATGTTGCTGCAGCAGAACAAGCCACGCAGTACATCCACTATGCATTCACCAAGAACGACGGGTATCGCGTGCTAAACGATGCGATCCATGACGCGCTGATTAAGAAAACAGGTATCGTCAAAGCGTACTACGAGGATAGCTATAAAGCTGAGATATTCACGTATGACAACCTGACAGATCAAGAGTACATGCTGCTTGTCTCTGATGACGATGTAGACGTGATTGAGCATGGCGTAGAAATGACTATGAGCATGGATGAGTTTGGCGCAGAGGTAGAGGCACCAGTTCATTCTCTAAAAATCAGCAGACAAATCCCTAACGGTCAGCTACGCCTAGAGAGCGTACCGCCAGAAGAGTTTTTCATTAACTCACAGGCGCGTAACATAGATGACGCATATATCGTAGCGCACCGCACAGAGATGCGCGTGGGCGAGCTTGTAGAGATGGGCTATGACTTTGAGGACGTATATAAGCTAGATGGCTTGTATGGCGCATCAGACATCTCTGAGGCAGAAACTATAGAGCGTCAAGGCTACTCACAGGATGACTATGAGGATCAAGAGGGCGATCCTGCAATGCGCTCTGTTGCAGTCACGGAAGCCTACATGAAGATCGACGCGGATGGCACGGGCGTACCAGTTCTGCATCGCTTTATCTGCGGTGGCACAAGCTACCAGCTATTGGACTTTGAGCCTTGGGATGAGGTGCCGTTTGCTGTGTTCGAGATTGACCCAGAGCCTCACACATTCTACGGACGTTCTCTTGCAGAAATCATCATTGATGACCAAGACGCAGCAACAGCAATCCTGCGCGGCGTGTTAGATAACGTAGCCATGACGAATAACCCTCGCATTGGTATTGTTGATGGTGCGGTTAATATTGACGATGTGCTGAACAATGAGATCGGCGCAATCGTACGCATGCGTCAAGCTGGATCAGTTCAGGAGCTTACAGTTCCATTTACCGCAGGCCAGACGCTAGGTGCGCTAACCTACATGGATCAGGTCGTAGAGAACAAAACTGGCGTGTCTCGCGCAAGCATGGGGCTAGACCCAGACGCAATGCAATCCACTACAAAGGCTGCGGTTCAAGCTACAATCCAATCACAGGCTGGTCAGATTGAGGTAATGGTGCGCAACCTTGCAGACGGTATGAAGCGCCTATTCGGCATCATGCTACGCGCAGCAATCAAGAACACAGACGAAGAGCAGCTTGTGAAGATGGGCGGGCAGTTCGTGCAGGTTGATCCTCGTGTTTGGCGCTCTGACATGGACATCGGTATCAACGTAGGTCTAGGCACAGGCCGCGAAGAAGAGAAGATGATGGCGCTGCAGCAAGCGTTCCAAATCCAGCAGCAAATTTATACGCAGTATGGGCCATTTAACGGCATGGTGAGCTTGACGAACATACGCAATACGTTGTCTGATATGTTAGCTGCTGCTGGCATTCGCAACTCTGACAGATATTTTGCTCCAATCACGCCAGAGGTCGAGCAGCAGCTACTTCAAATGCAGCAGCAAGCGCAGGCTCAGCAGGCTCAGGGTACTGATCCTAACCAAGCCTACTTACAGGCAGAGCAGATGAAAGCGCAAGCCAATATGCAGTCAGACATGGCTAAACTGCAGCTAGAACAGCAAAAACTTGCTATGGAAGATGATCGCAAGCGTGACCAGATGGATCAAGACTTGCTGGTTGATGCTGCGAAGGTGTTGGGCCAGTATGGCACTCAGGTTGACGTAGCTGCGATCAGAGCAGCGCAACAAGCGGCGAGAGGATAATGCAGAGCATTCGCATACAGGCAGACGAAGCTAAGCGTTTAAAGAACGACACTGCTTTCCAGCAGTTTGTCCAAGATGTTCGTGATGTGCAGATCAGCATATTCACAAACACAACTGCTCAGGAGATTGAGCAGCGTGAAGAGGCGCACGCAATCATGCGCGCGTTAAACCAGATCGAAATGCAGCTTGACGCAGCGATTGCTGCAGAGCGCATGTTAGATCGCAAATAAGGAGTAGCACCGTGGAAGCGACTACTATTGAGAGTGCAGTGGAGAGCCTTTTGGCACCACAGGATAATTCCGAAGAAACAGTTGAAGCTACAGAAGAGCCAACTCAAGACGTTGAGAGCGATTTTGAAGAAGAGGCTGTGGAAGAGGAAGTCATCGAAGCATCTGACGATGATGGTGAAGCCGAATACGAAGATGATGCAACTGAATATACTGACGAAGTAGAAGCCGTTGAGGATGACAGTGAAACTCTGTACGACATCACTATTGATGGTAAGCCAGAGCGCTGGACCCTTTCCCAACTAAAGCAGTCTGCTGCGGGTCAGGGCTATATTCAGCAAAAAATGCGTGAAAACGCTGAGCAATCTAAGCAGATTGATGCAGCAAAAGCGCACTTAGCTCAGCAGTTAAACATGCTGAACAATTTAACCCAGCAAGCGCAGAGTGGCGAACTTGCTCCACCCACGCCGCCATCAAAGGAACTTCTTGAGAGTGACCCGATTGGGTACATGCAAGAGAAGGAAGCCTACGAAGCGGCAATGGGTGAGTACAACGTCAAGATGCAACAAGTGCAGCAACTGCAAGCACAGCAGGCGCAACAGTCGGAGCAGCAAAAACAGCAGCACCGTCAGGAGCAAATGCAGTTATTGCAGCAACGTGTGCCTGATTTCGCTGACCCTCAGAAATACGAGAAGGCGGCTCAGGATATGCTACGCGGTGGGCAGGAGTATTACGGGGTTCCACAGGAAGCTCTAATGCAACTCACTGACGCTGTAGAGATTGAAATCCTGTATGACGCGATACGCTATCGCAGACTGCAGGCCAATCGCAAAAACGTAGACCAGAAAGCTAAGAAAGCTAAGCCTATGGTCAAAGCTGGCGCTAAAAAGGTTCAGGATAGTGCGGCTGCAACTCGCAGAAAACAGCAAGCCAAAGCTATGAAGTCTGGGAATATCGCAGACATGGCAGACTTGCTACTAGACCCTAAACTTTAGTAAAGGAAAGTGAACTATGGCACAGCCAAGCAACACATTCGACAGCTATGATGCAGTCGGCATTCGTGAAGATTTGAGTGATGTAATCACCAACATCTCACCAGAAGAAACACCATTCCACACGAAGTCTGCAAAGACCCGTGCGCGCAATACATTGCATGAATGGCAAACAGACAGCCTACGCGCGTCTACAGCAAATGCTCACATTGAAGGTGACGCAACAACTGCGGAAGCACGTTCAGCGACAACTCGCTTGGGCAACTACACACAAATCTTTAAGAACGCAGTTGTCGTACCTGACACTGACGAAGGTTTGGATAAAGCAGGCCGTGCGCGTGAAATTGCGTACCAAACGCTAAAAATTGCCAAAGAGCAAAAATTGGACATCGAAAAAGCACTTTTCGACAACAATGCTCGTGCAGCGGGTAACTCCACAACTGCGCGTGAGCTTGCTGGTGCGCCTGCATGGTTGACATCAAACACAGACTTTGGTGCTAACGAAGGTGCAGACGCAACGGGTGACGGTACAGACGCACGTACAGATGAGACAACAACTCTTATCGCGTTTGACCAAGACCGCTTTGATGGCGTAATGCAGTCAATCTGGGAAAACGGTGGAAACCCAGACACTGTATATCTATCAGCGTTCCAAATGAACAAGGCGTTGGCTTTCACAGGCAACAACAACCAGCGTTCAGCGGTACAAGCTGGTGACGAGCGTGTCATCAAATCACTTGCAGTATACGTTACACCTTGGGGAACTATTGAGTTCATGCCAAGCCGTGAGAACCGTTCTCGTGACGTATTCATCATGCAGGATGATATGTGGGAAGTCGCAACATTGCGTCCAACCAAAAACGTTGCACTTGCAAAAACTGGCGACAACACAACTCGCCAAGTTGTTACAGAACTTACATTGGTCTGTAAGAACGAAGCTGCAAACGGCGGCGTTTTCGACAACACAACGTCATAACGTCATAACGTTACTGAAGGGGCGGCAACGCCCCTTCTCTTTATCAGGAGGCAGTAATGAGAGTTTTAGTTAAGTATCGCAGCATGTCCACAAGTGTAGGGCGCGTGCGCAACGGCGATATAATTGATATTCCAGAAGCAGAATATAAAAAGATTTGCACAACGAAACCGATGGCGTTAGAGGCTTTGCCTGAGCTTCCGCTTGAAGAGCCTAAAAAGGTACAAAAAGTTGTACAGAAACCTGTACAAAAGAAAGCACCTGCGAAGCGCAAGCGGGCGCGCAAGGCTGACGGTACGCTGAAAGCTGATGATCCATCCACACCAGACGTAAATGAGGCTTGGGAAGATGGCAAACACCTCAACTAAAATCAAAGAAACTATTAAGTTTGAAGATGATAAGCTCATCATCAAAAAGACGCATGACGCATCTGTAGCGCTGAAAGATGCGCAGCAAGCGCGTGAGCTATCCCCTAACGCATTCGCATCAGACTACAAGCATGTCGGCAATGTGGACATGGCTATGCTAAATAATTGGCTAAAAGAGGCTGGAGTAGCATGGACAGATACACAAGCAGTAAAAGATGTGATAAAAAGGAAGTTAATGAGTAACGAATTTTCTGGACTGCGGGTTTGGGAAGGTAAGTGGTAAGATGGAAGTGAACTTTGAGATGATTGATGCGATCATGCAGTGGGTTGTCCTGCCTGTAGCGGGTGTTGTTATTTACATGTTCAACCGCCAAGGTCAGCACCATACTGACATTGCAGTTCTTAAAGCTCAGCACGAAGCCACCAGAACCTCACATGATCGTGAGATGAAGGAAATGAAAACCACTATCGCCGCGATTTTCACAAAGCTCGACAATATAGAGCAAGCGTTAAGAAAATGACATGGCTATCCTTGAGAGCATTGCAGCAGCAAACGCAGCGTATAACGTCATAAAGACCGCGCTGGGCAACGGCAAAGAAACTGCTGGTGTCATTAGCTCTATAGGTAAATTCCTTGCAGCAGAAGATGATATTAAGCAGGCAGTTCAAAAGAAAAAGAACAGCCCGCTTACAGCCATAACTGGTGGAGATGAGGGTGATTGGGAAGAGTTCCAAGCCCTTGAAAACATTAAACAAAAACGCGCTGAGCTAGAAAGCTACTGCAGACTGTACGCCCCTGCAGGCACTTGGGATCGCTGGATCGCTTGGCAGAATGAGGCGCGTAAGCAACGCCAAGCCGCACGCAAGGCTGCACAGTTAGCACATGAGAAAAAGATGGAGCAAATCCAGATTGCGGCAGGTGTCATGCTTGCAGTCACTGGGGTTGTTTTGGCAATCTATTATCTTGGCGTTTATATGGAAAAGTGGTGATGTGGATATTAGTGTGGCTTAGCTTCATAGATAATCGCTTTGAGTATTATCAGCTAGGTACGTTTGGCACAGAGGCACACTGCAACAAAGCAAAGGCTAAGGCAGAGGTAATGGTTAAGAATGTCGGGCAAGCAGTCACCTGTTTTGCGATTGATCGAAATTAAGCCAAATGTCTGGTGTGTATACAAAAACGGAAAAGTCCTTATAATCACCACGCATAAACGAATAGCGGAGCGTATTTATGGCACACACAGTAGTAGATGATTGGAAAATCGTGCCGCGCCTAATGATGATCGCGGTTACAGTTCTAACCTATAAAGCAGTCTTGTGGTTTATGACATTGCCTGACCCAACAGTAGCCCAAAGCGGGCTTGTAAGTGTCTGCATGGGCGCTCTTACAGGCTGTTTCGGCATCTGGATGGGCAAGGAAGCAAAGACAACCGTAACGCAGACCCAGACAAGCTCTAAGGTAGAGTATGATGTGGACAAATGAGGAACTAGTTACGCATGTAATTGTTAAGCTCTTGGAGCTTATCTTGGGCGTTGAGATGACGCTGTATCAGGGAGTAATGGTATAATGCTTGATTTACTTGGAAAGCTGGTAGACCCAGTAAGCAATATCCTCGACAAAGTTATTGAGGACAAGGATCAGAAAGCCAAACTTGCGCACGAAATCGCAACAATGGCAGAGCGCCACGCACAGGAGCTTGCTAAGGGTCAAATCGACATCAACAAAGAGGAAGCGAAGTCACGCAATATCTTTATTGCAGGCTGGCGTCCGTTTGTCGGTTGGACTTGCGGTTTAGCTCTTTTCTGGCACTTCTTGGGTCTACCTGTCACGCTGTTCATCACTGGATGGTTTAACCTGCAGCACCCGCCATTGCCAGAGTTTGACATGAATAGCCTAATGACTGTTTTGCTTGGTATGCTGGGGCTTGGTGGTATGCGCAGCTTTGAGAAGTTTAAGGGACTTACGAAATAATGGAAATGTGGCAGTGGATAATGCTGTTTTCAGCGGTAAGCCTTAACACGCTGGTTAATTGCTGGCGACTTTACTTGGAGATGAAAAGACATGGCTAAGGGCGACGCACTAAAGATGCTGCAAAAGAAATGCGGCGTAACTCCCGATGGCGCGTTTGGGCCAAACACCGCCTGCGCTATCGCAAACCATTACAAGATGAATGCAGTGCGTGGTGCGCACTTGCTAGGCCAAGCTGCACATGAAAGCATGAACTTCTTGGTGTCTGAAGAAAACTTAAACTACCGTGCAGCAACTATGTGCCGCGTGTGGCCCTCGCGGTTTGCATCTGAGGCAGAAGCTGCACCATACGCTATGAACCCAGAGAAACTGGCAAACAAAGTGTATTCAGGGCGCATGGGGAATGGCTCAGAAAGCTCTGGTGATGGCTGGAAGTACGCAGGCAAGGGCTTTATCCAGCTTACAGGTAAGGACAACACACGCGAGTTTGCAGAGCATATAGGCCGCGATGGTTTGGTTGATGATCCTTCACCGATTGCGGATGAGTTAGCTATGGACAGCGCAATATTCTTCTTTGAGAAAAACGGGCTGTTCAAACTTGCGGATCAGGGTGTCAACGATGACATAATCAAGCAAATCACAAGGCGCGTCAATGGCGGCTATCATGGGCTTGATGATCGCATGAAGAAAACCAAAGACATTTACCGCTGGCTAAGCTAGTGCAGCGTTTCTGCGTCACCTGTCTCACCTGAGATAAGCGCCAGTACAACAACGATTGCAGCCATAACCTCTTCAGGCTGCACTCCCTGCTCTACACGTTCATCCATGTAGTCTAGGAGCGCATCCACCTCTTCACTTGTGCTTTCTATATCGTCATCCATGTCGATCTTCAGGAAAGTTTGCATAACTGCACTCCTTGTGTTGGCTGAGGTCAGTCTACAAGGTTTTGCAGGGATTAGCTAATGTCCATCGCATCTGATCCGCGCTGTATCATATCTGCATGCATTGTTTCACATGTGCGCAGCAACGCGATATAAGCACGAACAAGGGCTTCCATTTCGTGATCGCCGCGCATCCACCTGTCTTGCGGTAAGCCGCGCTCTGCACGCTCTATAATCTTTGCTGCGATGGCAAAGTAGTCTGGTATATCATTCATCCTTTTCTCCCTCTAATTCCATCCAGTGATAAATCCTGTGACAATTACAGCACAGTGGGATGCATTTCTCAACTTCCTCCCACATTCGCTTAAACTGACCTTGCTGCAACAACTTACTTACCTTTGGGTCGTTGTTCTGGTCGGGGTGGTGAAAATCTATTGCAGCAGGATGAGAAAAGCCACAAAAAAAGCAGGACAAGCCTGCTTTGTAGTCTCGAAACTTCTGTCTTTGCTCTTTCTTTCGCTTTCGCGTTCGTTCAAGCGTGCGTTCTCTGTTGCGCTGATACCAATCAGCACCGTACTTCTTGTTATACTCCCTGCGCTTCCCCTTGTCTTTGTACGGCAAAGGTCAATCTTCTTATGTTGGCTACACGCCTGAAATATAACATATTTATTCAGGACGTAAAACAGGGGCAATGGACTTTGATAACTTGTCAGTCTTAATGCACCACATATTAACGTCACCGTCTGCAAACATATACTCTGCCATGTCCTCGTTGTCGCGGATCATAACCTGACACGCCTCATAGCTGGGCAACAGTATATACGACTGTATATCCATGCCTCTCACTGCGTATTCAATGTAAAACGCGGTAAAAAATTCCATTGCGCTGGCTCCCTGTTTTGTTAGATTGTCGCGGTGGGGCGAAAGTGACTGTGCGATTACTGTGTTATTGCGCAATCAGGCTTGTTGATCGGCAAAATCTCGCACAAGTCCGCCCCACACGATTTACTTTTTAATTGCGTATTTTATTGCGGCGGCTGCGATTAAGCTAATCACTAGCTTTCCGAATATTTGACCCTCGACATACGCGAGAGAACCAAAGGCTATATATAGGAAAACTATGCTGTCCATGACTGCCCCAGCTAGGCCAGATGCAGCAACAGCCAAAGCCCTGCCATATTTGCGCACATATGTGTAAGCGCCAAAGTCCACCAATTCTGACGCGCCAAATGCCAAGATGCTTGCAAGCGCAATAAATGGATCGGCAAGCAGGTATGACAAGATTGCGCCCACTATTATACCACCCAACGCCCATTTCACACCTAGATGCTCTTGGACTTGATCGCGCAAAACCAAAGCCGCGCCTACCATCAAAACACCACTAGGCGCTGTCATGCCAAATCCAACTGGGATCATGCACGGCCCATCTGTTATGCAGAACGTGCCAACATTACCAATCATCCAGTTTGCTGCGGGTATTGTTGCTATATACCCTGCTAAATATCCCCACTTTTTCATGTCAATATCCTCTCTTATATCATGTTGAGCATGGGTTGCTCGTTAAGCCAGCGAAGCCACTTATCTAGCTTTGCTCTATTCTCGTCTGGCGCAAATGCAAGCATAGTTCCGTCCACGCTGTCACACCCTATTGCAGCCGCAAGACGCATTCTTTGGTAGCTATTCACTCTACCCATATGCACCCACTTATCTCGGCGTTTGGCTTCTGCCACAAGATCAGCGGCAGCTTGGCTCAGTTTCCACTCTGTGCTGCCACCAATAAATATTGCATCTAACTTTGACCACTCAACTGTGTTGGGCAGCTCACCATCTTGGCAGACATAGGCAGCCTTAAAGCCTAACTTTTGGATGCGTGGCAGCATTGGGTAGGCTCGATCTTTTGTTGCTGCTGCGTCACCAACCACATCAGGTGCTGCGGCAAACAAGCAAGCGTCACGATCTAACTTATCAAGCCAAGCAAGAAAGCCATCGTTGCTGTACTTGCCTGCCTGAACAAAACATCCATTGTCAGCGGCGAACAAGCTGTGACCATGAATTGACTGCTTGCCAGCGTTGAAACTAAGCATAACACCAAGCTGGTCGGTGCATTCTACTTTTTTGCCGCTTAGATAGATCATTTCATAAAATACTTAGCTTTCCAGTAACGCACGCTGCTTTCAGATATGCCTAGCTCATTGGCGATATCTACCGTGCGGAAACCTTCCTCTACCAGTTCCTTAATTAACGCCAAGCGCTCTGGGTTATATGTTCCATGCGGTCTTCCCTTCTGCGTTGGCTTCGGCTGTTCGCGTTTTTGTTGTTGCAGTCCTGTACCCCATTTCTTGCGGTACGCAGCATTTTCCTGCTTGGCTAGTGCGGCCCATGCTGTTGCTATTGTCATACTGGTGTTCCTGTTACATCTTCACGCTCTTCTTTGAGCTTATCTAAAACGTGCTTCATCCTAGAGTGTATCGCATCAATATGCACTAATGCTGATGTAGGGTTTGCTCGTGCCGCTATGCAGTCTTTTATCGTGTGTTCCAGATACTTCGCGATCTGATTGTCAGTCATCATCTTCCTCATGTTTATTTGTTTCTATCTCACCATCACCTTGGCATAACTCGCACACCTCATCGTATGCAACTAAATCTGGCGGGGTGTCTCTGTCGATCCAAGGCGCAACGCGCTCACGCTCTATATAGCCTGTGCCATTACACTCTGGACATGCGATGTAACCTATCAAAACGGGCAATCTCCTTGATCTCGCTTGGGATGCCAGATGACCGACACCCCATGCATTTGCTCTATGAACTCAACGAGTATGCTGGACCACATTGCGGTTAGCATCCATTAAGTCGATTGATTGGCAAATCTCCTCTATCCATGACAGCGGCACAGTTTCGCCTTGCGCAATTGTACTACGCACAGCTTCTGCTCTGCTATATGCCTGATAGTAGGCTTGCACATATTTATTGTGTTTTTCCATTGCTTCCTTCCTTGTAAATATTTAGTCAATCCCTAGTTGACATCTAATTAATATCAGTGTTAAGAAACGAATGTCAACAATTTTTTTTGTGAGGTAAAAATGAATAGCGACACAAAGCCATGCATGCTGCACCTAAGTAAGACTGCAGACGAAGTAATAGAGCGACTGCGATTTGATGATGTGTACAAACCACAGGGCCGCAGAAAGCACAGCCGCAGCGACTTTGTAGAAGACGCAATCCTGTTTTACGCGAAACACTTGGAAGCGCAGCTAGATGGTCAACGGGCGTAATAAGGGCGCATCGTTTGAGCGCAGCATAGCAAACATGCTATTTGCTGATCTGGGGCTAAACGCAAAGCGCGATATTGAGCAGTACCGTGCAGCGGATCATGGGGACATCGTAACAGACGATGAGAGCTGGCCCTATGTCATCGAATGCAAACGCTATGGGGGCAAACACTTCACGTTTCGCCCAGAGTGGTGGGTGCAAGTCGAGAAAGCTGCCAATGCTGCAGGAAAAGAACCTGTGCTTGTCTATAAGTATGACCGCCAGCCAATCACGGTTGTCATGCGCCTAGAATACTTAATGGGTGACGGAGTACATCACGAAGAAAAAGTACGCATGGATTGGGATGCGTTTATCTACATCGCAAGGGAGAATTGGGATGGTTAAATTTGAGCTTATAGAGCCAGAGAATAAAAATCATATTTGGTCACTACAGCGTGTCGTGCCAACTGACATAGGAACATGGACCGCGAGTGAGGAGCCTTTTCTTATCTTCCATCTAAACAGTGTCGAGAGTGCAGGTTCCACGGAAGCGCACCGCCTTGGCTATGAGGTTTTTCAAATAAACTTCAAAAGCGGCAAAACTATTTGGGTAGAGGTTCCAAAAGAAAAGAAAAAAACGCTTCTGGAAGAACTTATTTGGTGCATAGGGAAAACAAAATGACACAAATTGAATACAACCTGCCAGACTATGAGTATCACGATAAAGCGATACATCCGCATATCTCAAGCAGTGACGTAAAGACCGTCCTAAGCAAATCCTTGCTACACTGGGCAGGTCAAGAGCGTAAAGAGAGTATTGCCTTTGACATAGGCAAAGCTGTGCATGCGTTAATCCTAGAGCCTGAAAAGGATTTAGTTGTGCGCGGTCCAGAGGATAGGCGCGGCAGCAAATGGAAGGATGCCAAAGCAAAGGCTGAAAAAGCTGGCAAAGTGTTGCTGACGGAAAAAGACTACGACACTTGCATGGCTATGGCGACAAACGCATTCATGCACTGCGACTTCCTCAAGGAAACTGTGTACTCTGATGCATTCGTCGCAGAGGCCAGCATCTTCACAACCTGCAGCAAAACTGGTGTGGACATAAAGGTACGCCCAGATGGGCTAATCATGCCGCAAAAGAAAACGGATGAGCCTTACATAATTGACATCAAAACCACGCAGGACGCATCGCCAGAGGCATTTCATAAAGAAATTCGGCGGTATAACTATGATGTGCAGATTGCTTTCTACCTGCACACTATGTGGGAAGCGGGTTTGCCCTGCAAAACCATGTATCTCATTGCAGTTGAGAAAAATGCACCATATGTCACGACTGTGCATGAACTAAGTGAACTACACCTAGCGCACGCACACAAACGCATGCTTGCCACATTGGAAAAGATCGGCAATGCTATGCGAACAGGGGAATTTACGACAGATTGGCCTGACGTAAATCAAGTCTTTCTTCCTGCATGGATGGAAGATGGAATAGAAGCATTTTGAGAGAAGGAGACAAGACCATGAAAATGCTAACACCAAACCAAGTTCTATTCGAGAACGTAACCGCGCAATACCCGCGCATCAACCAAACCTATCGCTTTGACAACATGGAAAACAAAACTGTGCCATGCAAGCCAGAGGAAGATGGGGCCGCATATGAGGTTTCATTCTTGATGAGCAATGAAGATGCCACGGAATTTCTGAAGAAATGCGATGAGATTTACGCGGAGACTGCGGGTGCGGACACAAAGCGCAAGTGGAAGCCCAAGCCTATGTATTACCCATATAAGGAGCTAGATGACGGGCAACCGCAAGGCAAAGCCAAGCTCAAAGGTGCTTACAATGGCGAAGCAACAAAGCCACCTCTGCAAAAAGACGCAAACCGCAACTCTTTGCCACCTGATTTTCGCCTAACCTCTGGCAGCAAAGTCAACGTATGGGGGCAGCTATTCGCGTATAATACGGGGGCTGTGTCTGGTGTTGGGCTTCGGTTGCGCGGCGTGCAGGTCTTGGAACTGCAAGAGGAAGCGTCAAACGATCCTTTCAGCGCGACTGATGGATTTACTGCAGCAAAGCAAGAGGATGATCCCTTTGGCTTGCCGCCAGTGACCAAGGCACCACCCGCGCCAAGCGCAGAGTTTAGCGACGAAATCCCATTCTAAGCAAAAAAATGCCCCGCGTGGGATAAGCGCGGGGCAGTTCATCATCGAGACAAGAAAACAAATAACCGTGTGAGGAGCATTTGTTAGCACAATGATAGGGCAAGATGTAGGCAAGATCAAGTACCCAGAACCAACATATAGCGTATACGCGCCGCAAATCATAAGCGCGCTACAGCTTAAAAAGACAAGCCACCAAGAACACCACGGGCCTTGCCCGAATTGCGGGGGTGTTGATCGGTTTTGGATTAGCGAATATCAAGGAAATCTAAAGGTCAACTGTCGGCAATGCGAGGATTGGAAAGAGATCATCCAAATATTGCGTGAGCGTGGCCTGTATCCAGACAAGGAAATCATAAGCGAAACGAGCGGCGCAATGAACAAAACCCCAGATAACGTGGTGAAGCTACCTGAAAACCCAGAGCTACACCCGTATTTAACCAGAAAGCGCATAAAGCAACACGATGCAATCATTGATGAGGGCGATCTGCACATCCGCATCATCAACAATCAAGGCAAGGTAGTCGGCACGCAATTCATAGACGAAAGCGGCAAAAAGAAATTTAACTACGGGCTAGACTATAAAGGGTGCTTCCATGTTATCGGCGGCACAATAAAAGATTTCGCTTATCTTTGCGAAGGTTTTGCCACGGCTGCGGCTGTACATGAGGCCACGGGTAAGCCTGCGGTGCATTGCCTGAACGCCAGTAATATAACAAATGTTATAACCGCGCTTCGTGAGGTTAAACCTGATACGCGCTTTGTGGTTGCGGGTGACAATGATCCAGCAGGGATAAAAGCCTGCGAACAAGCATTCAAGGAGCATGGCGTGGAGTGCGTCCTGCCAGACAGCGAAGGCTTAGACTGGAATGACGTTTGGGTAGCGCGGGGGGCAGAAGCTACACGCAAGAAGCTAGAGCCGCGCAACGTGCTAGACGATGTAATATTCCCAAGTGATGCAAGGCCACAACTGGACAGCACATACATAATCAAGAACTGGATCACGGAAAATTCAATCAGCGTGGTGTACGGCCCGTCAAACGTGGGCAAATCCTTTTTCTGCATGAGCCTCGCATATCACATCGCTGCGGGTCAGGAATGGGTCAACAATAAGATCAAACGCGGGTCAGTCTTATATCTAGCCACAGAGGGCGGCAGAGCATTCGAAAACCGACTGTATGCGCTACACGAGGCGCATGGGTTCAACGATGTATCACTGGCGGTCAGACCCTCGCCCATCAATCTATATGACGCGGATGAAGATATAGCCAAGATCGAAGCTATCATGAGCGAAATAGGGAAGCGCATGGAACCTGTCACAGTTTTGGTCATCGACACACTGGCACGCGCTACGGCTGGGCAGATGGACGAAAACAATAACAGCGAAATGAGTAAGCTGATTGCAGGACTGGACGCCATACGAGAGCGAACAGGGGTGCACATTATGCTGGTCCACCATAGCGGCAAGGATGCGTCAAAAGGTGCGCGGGGTGCGTCTGCATTGCGAGCGGCCTGTGATACTGAGATTGAACTTTCATACGACGAAGAAACGCGCGTTAGGACTGCAAGAGCAACGAAACAGCGCGACATGGAGACTGGCGCGGAGATTAACTTTGTTCTGCAGATAGTTGAGCTAGGAGAGGACGCAGACGGGGATCAAGTCACAACTTGTATCATACGCGAAGCCACGCAAGAAGAAATGGAAGAAGCGCAGAGCGACAATAAGCCAACGGGGAAAAACCAGAGGCTATTCGTGAAATGCTTCATGCAGCTACGCGGGGAGCGCGTGGGTTCGCCTAATCCAAGCGGCGCGGGCTGGCCTGAACCAAGGAAATTCTGGTGTATGGATTTGGAAACGCTGGGGGAACACTTTAAGGGAAAGGTGGCAACTGATAGGCCTCAACAAACATGGACGCAGACCTTGAACGGAATGCACGAAAAGGGCTTGGTTGAGATAAACGAGGGCAAAATATGGCTGACGGGCAAGTCTGGAAAGGTCAGCGATGGGGAAGCTGATGCACCGTTTTGAATTTACTGCAGTTTCAATGGGTTATGATGGGTTTCCGTTCAGTTCCGTTCAAAACCGTGCAAAAACGTGCACTGACCATGCACTGCACGGAAACACGGAACTATATATAAAATAGTTCCGTGTACGTGCATTCGGTGCTTCGGGCATAAGATTGGATTTAGATTTGCAGAAGAAAGAATTTCCTAAATGGTTGCGGGATAGAATTGCTGCAGGAACAGCGAGGGTTTATCCGCATGGCACGTTTAAGGTGCGGCGCGGTTTAACGCTGCATGACAAGCTGCAGAGCGTGACAACGCTTGAGGAATTAGAGGGTTTCGCCAATCGGCGCAAATACGGCGCACAGGTGGAGCCGTGGGCAGAGCAGGAGCGAAGGGAAATACTATGGCGAAAGACAGAGCTGACGAACAAACGCAAACGCCGCTAAGGTGGAGCGTTTACGATGACGGATTGCGCATTTGGTCAAGCGAGCGCGGGCAATATATCGGAACGATACCCACCCGCGAATTGAAATACATTTTGCGCGACATGGCGCGGCGATTGGCTGAATTGGACTAAACGCCGTGCGGATGCCAGTCATCCACGGTTTCGTCGCTTAGTTCCACTTCGGACCACGTTTGCGTCTCGTAGTCCCACTCAAGGTTGTGCGCCTCAATTTGCTCAAGCTGATGTTCGTTCGGCTCAAGGTTTTCAAAGGCGTGATGCATTTTCCAGAATGCGGTATCAATGGCGCGGCAATCGCTTAGGCATAAATCAAAATCTTGGCCTAGGGTATTTGTTGCGCCGCGTAGGGCGTCTATGGCATCACGAATGGCCTCTTGCTGCGTTCCTGTTAGGCCGCGCAATGCTTGGCACTCGCTCTGCATGCGGTTCAAGGTGTTTACCCAGTTATGCTTTTCCATTGTCTCTGATCCTTATGATGTGAATATTATATGTGCGCATGTGATTAGTGTAAGGAATACAGCCCACGTTGCGCATAGTTTTTCTGCGGTGTTCATGTTGCGGAATATTTGGATGTAGGTTTTCATCTCGCTCTCTCCAGTTCGTCTATTAGCCTTGAGAATAGCTCTAAGGCGTTGTCGATGTATTGCGCTTGCTGCGCATCTGCGTGGGTGTAGTCATCCATGATGACTTGCCATGCGTCCTCGTTTAGTTGCTCCTGCATCTCGATTAGCTTGCGGCGGGTTTGATCTACCGCAAGCGTTACGTTTGGGCGTATGGTCATTATGCTGCGTCCTCTGATTGGTTTTCTGTGAATGTCATGCGCTCATCGGCTGCAGCGTTTACATTGACGAAAACATAACCTGTGTCGCCATTGTCGCCGCCAGCCCAATCGCCATGCCAGCCCATTTTAGCAGCGAATGCGATTGCTGCCGCCTTGTGGTTATGCTCTACGTTTAAGCTGTAATCCCAATCAATGGTTACTGATTTGGGTGCGCCAGCATATGATGCAGATTGACGTGCCTTAATACGTGATCCGCGATGATTAGTTGGCCCAAGGTATTTTGTGATGATGGTTTGCATTGTCGCTTGTCCTTTGTTGTGTTGTGGTATCACCATGCAATCACAGCGATACCTTGTCTATTGTTGCGTAGCGTCATTTTAAATCATTCGCTACATTTACGGGGAATGTTTCCCCATGTTACATCATGCAATCAACTGCTGCGATCTTTGCCGCGTCTAGTGTGTCGTAACGAGTGTTGCACAATGCTGCTGGAACGCGGCCCACAAAGATAAATTTGCCAGTCGGTGCCTTAGTAATTACTGCTGCCTTGAACATGGTCTTTCCTTTCGTGTGTTAAAGGTTGCTTGTGTTTACTGCGCGGATAACACCGTGACGCGTCATCCATGCTGTGTTGTTAATTAGGAACCGTTCACCGTCGTTTTGCGTGACGTTCAACCCCTCTTGCTGCGCGGCTTGCGCCATTGCATCGGTGTCACCATAGGGCAGGTCAAACGCGCCAGACTGAATAAGGTAGTAATTGACGATTGATCCGTGGTTTGCTGCGCGATGCATTGTCTTTGTGATGATGTTATTCATGGTCTTATCCTTTTCTATGGTTAGCAAATGCAAAATGCATCGGTCTTGAATGGTGTTCCGTATGTCCGCGCACGTTCGCCAAATGAAAACCATTCATCAAACTGGCGATACACAACTGATCCGTCATCAAGTATCTCAAATACGCGGACGTCTAGTCCCTTATACTTTGGCTGTTCAATTAGTCCGTGATAGCCTGTGCAAGATTGCCCGATTTTAACTTCTATCTGATTGGTCATGGTGTATCCTTTCCATTACTTGTGATACCAAGATAATATTAATGAGATACTAAAGCAAGAGCATAAGCACAAAGTTACGTAACGTCATAAAACAGGACGCATCACACAATAAAACGCAGGTTGCAGGCGGGCGCGCGCGAATAGAACAAGTGTTCAATTAAGTCAAGCATTCTGGCGAATTGGGGAAAACTGGACTTAAACCATATTGCTAAACTGGACCTAAATCAGGTAAGCCATTGATATTGCACAATAATAAATTTAACATAATCGACATTATACGTAATATCGGAAAAGTATTGCTTAATCTGGCCTTAGTTTTGCTGTGACCCCCCCCCTGTCTGGCCCCACCCCACCCCCTATTATTATTATACATTCCCACACAGAAAAATTCGTGTTATACAATTCGCAGGGGTGCTACCTCGTGATGTGCCTTACCCTCCCTGTGGCGCAACCCATTTCCTTCCTGTAGCACCCCCCCCCACACCCCCGTATTGCTTTATTGTGGTATCATGTTAAAATTTCCGAAAAATCAAAGAAGGATTTGGTATGGCTGGCAATGCTTTACGTCAAAAGCGCACTGCTGAAATTATGCGCAGGGGTGGCGGTGAATATTTGCTTGAGTGGATTTTAGAAGCAAAATCTTTGCGCAGCTTGGCGACTGACTTAGATATGTCGGAGGGTGCGCTTAGAGTTTTAATAATGAAAAACCCAGAATTAACTGCGGCAGTCAATGAGGCGCGCAGGGACGCTGCTGATGCATACTTTGACAAGAACTTTGAGTTAATTGAGAATATGTCTGATCGCAGACAGCGTGAGGTTTTTGAGGCGCTGAGTGGCGAGGAAACGCGAGACGCAAGTGAGGCTAATGTATCGCAGATTGATTTGGGTATATTGAAGCAGCAGGTAGGCCAGAATAACCTTGCTGCGGCTGCTTGGAACCAGCAAAGGTATGGCAATAAGGGCAACCAGCAAATCAACATTAATATCGGTGATTTTCATTTAGATGCGCTGCGTAAAACAAAGGTGATTGACCATGAGTGAGAATGCGCAGAACACGATGCTGCAGTTCGTTGAGCGGTACGGCAAAAAGCCTGCTTTATTTGTGCAGGAAGTGCTTGGCGTGGAGCCATTGCCGTATCAGGCGGAATTTCTGGAAGCGATTGCGTCTGGCGAACGCAAGATTAGCATTCGGTCTGGTCATGGTACTGGTAAGTCTACAGCAGCATCGTGGGCAATGCTATGGTATTTTTTGATGCATTACCCAAATAAAGTTGTTGTAACTGCGCCAACTTCTAGTCAGCTTTTTGATGCGTTGTTTGCAGAGCTAAAGCGCTGGATAAATGAGCTTCCAGAGGGCTTGCAGAGCATACTGAACACCAAGTCTGACCGTGTTGAGCATACCTCTGCACCTGCAGAGATGTTTATATCTGCTAGAACAAGCCGTGCAGAAACGCCAGAAGCCTTGGCTGGTGTTCACTCAGAGCATGTTATGTTGGTGGTGGATGAAGCCTCTGGTGTGCCTGAGCAGGTATTTGAGGCTGCTGCTGGGTCTATGTCAGGTCATAACGCGACTACGATTATGCTGAGCAACCCTACGCGAAGCAGCGGTACGTTTTTCGAAAGCCAGACGCGCATGGCAGATAGCTGGTGGACACGCCGTTGGTCATGCGTGGATAGCCCCTTAGTTAGCGATGAGTTTGTTGATGAGATGCGCTTGCGCTATGGTGAGGAAAGCAATGCGTTTCGCATTCGTGTTCTGGGCGAGTTTCCTCTTGCGGATGATGACACGATTATCCCGTTTCATCTTGTGGAGGCAGCAACTCATCGTGACGTTGAAGTAGACATAGAGCGAAAACCTGTTTGGGCTGTCGATCCTGCTCGTTTTGGTTCTGATAGAACTGCGTTTTGCAAGCGTGTAGGCAATGTTATCACTGAAGTTAAAAGCTGGCGTGGCTTAGATTTGATGCAAACTGTTGGTCGCGTGATGGCGGAATATGAAGCACTAAATCCAAGCGCAAGACCTTCAGAGATATTGGTTGATAGTATCGGCGTTGGCGCTGGAGTTGTTGATCGGCTTAGGGAGCTAGGTGCTCCTGTGCGAGGTGTAAATGTTGCCGAAAGTCCAAGTATGGGCGAAACTTACAATAATCTTAGAACTGAGCTTTGGTTTAAAACGAAAGCGTGGTTAGAGGATCGTAGCTGCAAGGTACCAAAAGATGACGAGCTTTTGGCTGACCTTACAAGCATACGTTACAGTTTTACTTCTTCAGGGAAAATGGCAGCGGAAAGCAAGGATCAGATGAGAAAGCGCGGGCTTCGATCTCCTGACCTTGCGGATGCTGTGTGTTTAACTATGGCATCAGATGCCGCAACTGCCCTTTCTGGTCCAATGACGACTTGGCGTGGCGAGCTGCGGCGCGGTTTAAAGGGCATTGCTTGATTAGCTGCCATGCCTATCAGAAAACCCGCCTAGTTGTTGTTCGGCGGCTTTTCTTGCTGCAATAGCTTGTTGCTTTGTCTTAAATGTTCCAATCTGCTTTTCTTTTATTTTTGCGATCCACTTGTCTTTCTTTTTACTTACACCAACGTGCCCGCTTGTATTATCTGATCTAAGTTTGGCATTTCTTTGATTTTCGGACCTTGTGACAACTCGTAGATTTTTAAATCTATTGTCGGAGCGATTTCCATTTATATGGTCGACTTCGCCATTAGGCCATTCTCCTAAAGTAATAGCCATAGCAACTCTATGAGCAGTAAGGGTTTTGGTTCCTATAGCTCCCTTGAGATATCCACTGTGATGTACGTTTGTAAAAACTTGTTTCTTAGTTCGCCGCGAAAACAAAAATCCTGTATCTGGATCGTAGCTCAGCTTATTGCGCAATTCTTCAATGCTTGGTAAGTTTTGTTTAGCCATAACGCCCCTCCTATGGGCTGGTTGGTTAGAGGCTTACTTATGCGTCAACATAAGTGAGCCTTGCTGGTATGTTATCAAACCTTTAAATTATTTCAATAAATATAAGAAAAATCACGGACGTTGATGCAAAACAAGTAATGTGATACGTTTGCAGCAAAAGGAGATCACTATGGCCTATAAGTCTAAATCTTTTTCACCGCCCAAGAGTTGCCCGATGAAAGCTGCGTGTAAACGTGCTGGTAAGTGCCTTGGTATGAAGCATAGCAAAAAGTAATGCCTGCAGCAAAAAAGAAATCGTCTAGCCCAAAGCCCAAAAACCCAGCGCTGTATGCTAGGGTAAAGGCAGAGGCTAAGAAGAAGTTTAAGGTTTATCCTTCTGCGTATGCCAATGGCTGGCTGGTGCGTGAGTATAAGAAGCGTGGTGGAAAATACTGATGGCTAAGAAGCCTAAAGGTGGTTTAACCAAGTGGTTCAAGGAAGATTGGCGCGATGTTAAAACAGGTAAGAAATGTGGTCGAAGCGGCAAGAAAGATGCTGGCAGACCTTATCCTGCGTGTCGCCCAGCAAGTAAAGCTAAGTCTGCATCGGCTAAGTCTGCTGCTAAAAAGAAAACAGGACCAGCAAGAATAAGCTGGAAGAAAAAAGGTAAGAAGTAATGTGATGTTTACTGCATTTGTTCTCTTATGCGCCCAGAATTACTGCTTTGCAGTCGGTGGTCCTGCGTATGTCGATGAGAATGAATGCATAGCGGATTTCATGCAGAACGGGGTTCCCTCTTTGCAGTTGAAATATCCAACGTATACAATCACGCAGGTTAAGTGTTATGAATGGGAAAAACAGATAAGGTCGTAAAATGAAAGCAGGAGCAGCATTAGGATTACTCGCTGGCTTAGGTGCGTTGAATGCACTGGGTGGTGGCAAAAACGGCACAGGCAAGCGCTTCACTGGCTTGATGGACATGCTAGACGGTGGTGGCGCAGGTGCGTCTGGAGATAAGTTTGAGGGCGGTGGCTTGCTGTCCATGCTAGGCAATCTCTTTGCTAAACCGCTTGAAGCGCAGGATAATGTTGAGCGCATTGCTGCTGACACGAATGCGACTAAAGCTGTGACAAAAACGCTTGAGGATATGGCTAAGGGCGGCGCACTTACATCTCGACTAGACGGTAAGGACGGCTTACTTTCACCTGTTGTCCCCGTTGCGTCTGATCCTCGCAGCTTTCAGCAAGGAACGGAGCCATCTACGCTTACTGAGGCGCAAAAAGAAGCTATTGTTATGGGACAGGCCATGCCTTCTGCTGAATTTGATCCTCGTAATTTTCAGCAAGGGACAGAGCCGTCAACTCTCACAGAAAATCAACGTATGCGTGCTGCTGGCATTCTTGCTGGGCAAGCGGCTATGGCACCTGTTACGCAAGCCCAGCTTCAAGGCGGCGCTGAAAGCCTTGCAAATGCGTCTAATGTTTTAAATAGTCAGGGCGCTATTGAAACGCCAACAATGCCAAAAACTCCTGACCCTATGGGGTTATTCGCTCGCCAAACAATGATGCCACCAGCAGCAACCAATATGGATACCCCTGACGTAAGCGCCCTGCTTGACGTTCCTTCCACGCCACCAAATGAAGCGCAAGCAATGCTGCAGTCCTTGTCAGCAACAATACCTCAGAGGGCAATGGAAAATGATCCTGCAATTGTACAAGGGTACAAGGATTATGTAATTTCTGGCGGCAGAGATGACTACTCGACTTACTACAAAGGTCGCCCTGAGTATCAGGCGGAGCGTCAATTATTTACTGAAACAGGCGGCACTTTATTTGATTTGCCTGAAACAGAGCGCAAACGCCTTATAGCTGAGCGTGCTGATATTATTCGCAGAGAGGCACAAAAACCAATGCCATTTACAGGACCAGCATTCTAATGCCAGTTAAGCGCAAAAAAATACCTGCAAGCAGAAAGTACGCTAATGGCACGACTTACAAAGACAGTCAGGGCAAAACTCATAAGCGTACATCTGCTAAAGGTACAAAGCGTGGTGACGCTTATTGCGCTCGTTCTAGCGGTCAAAAGCAAACTGAAAAAGTTAAGGTTCGCCGCAAGGCTTGGGGCTGTCGCGGTAAAAAATCAGTGAGAAGTTAAATGGCTATTACAACCTATGCAGAACTTAAAACCGCAATAGCCAACTGGCTAAACCGTGATGATCTTACGAGTGTTATCTCTGATTTCATCAGTCTGGCTGAAGCCGACATGGATCGCAAAGTGCGTCACTGGCGTATGGAGAAACGCGCGACTGTGCAGCTAGATGACCAGTATTCGCGCGTACCCTCCGATTGGCTGGAAAGCATTCGCTTTTACCTGTCTGGCGGTCAGACGTATGAGCTGCGTCAAACCTCGCACTCTGACATGATTAATCGCCGCATGAACGCTGCAAACGTGGCGGGTCGTCCCCAGTATTTCACGATGAGCGATGGCGCGTTTGAAATCTTTCCAACGCCTGACACTGCGTACACGGCAGAGCTTCTGTATTACGGCAGAACGGCTGCGCTGTCTGACGGCAACACGAGCAACTGGGTTCTTGAATATGCGCCTGATGCGTATCTGTATGGTGCGCTTGTGCATTCCGCGCCTTATCTTGTTGACGATCAGCGCACTCAGATTTGGGCATCACTCTATCAATCTGCCATAGACAATGTTAATATGGCATCGGACAAAGCGCGTAGTACGACTTCGGGTATGCGCATGAGCATTAGGAGTTACTGATGAGCTTTACAGATTATCTTGAGGACAAAATCCTTGACCACGTTTTTGGCGGCAATGCTTATACTGCGCCAGCTACGCTTTACGTTGGCCTGCATACATCTGCCTCTAGCGATAGCGCGGCGGGTACGGAAGTGTCTGGCGGATCATACGCGCGTCAGACTGCGGCGTTTACTGTGAGCGGCACAAGCCCGACAGAGGCAACAACGGGTTCAGCTATTGAGTTTCCCACGGCGACAGCTTCTTGGGGTACGGTGACATATGCAGGCGTGTATGACGCGTCTTCTGGCGGCAACTTGCTTGCTTATGCTGAGTTGACCGATCCAAGCGACTTTACGACTGCGCTACCTAAAGCAATAGACACGGGCGACATATTCCGCATTTCGGCAGGTAATCTTAAAATACGATTGGACTAATCTATGTCTACGATTGTTACACGTTCTGGAAAGGGTTCGCCGCTAACCCATGCCGAAGTTGATAGTAACTTCACTAATCTAAATACGGATAAGCTGGAGCTATCTGGCGGCACCATGACGGGCGATGTAGGCCACGGCGATAACGTCAAGGCGACTTTTGGTGCATCTGCGGATTTGCAGGTGTATCACACAGGTTCTGCGTCTTTTATTGATGATCAGGGGACAGGTAGTCTTAACATACGAGGCAATAACCTAAACTTGCAAAACGCTTCAGGTGAAGCCTATGTATCCTGCGTATCTGATAGTCATGTTTACTTGTATCACGACAATACTTGGAAACTTCGTATTGATGCCACAGGAATTAACGTGGCGGGTACTGTCGTTGCTGATGGTGCGGCAATAGGCGAAAGCACAGCCAACACAACAGTTACAGTCGGTGGGTCATATGCTAACGGCATTGAACTTGCGCAAAATGGAATTGATGCAACTTCATCTGCTCGTCTATTCTTTGATAGCACAACAGACGCATCGGCTATCTATAACTCTGGCGGCGACTTAACGATTGCTAAAGCCGCAACAGTTGGCAGTTCATCTGGCAACAAGAGCATGACTTTAGGCTCCAACGGCGACATCAGCTTCTACGAGGACACAGGCACGACTGCAAAGCTAATTTGGGACGCTTCCGACGAAGCACTTGAGTTTGGCGACAACGTAAAGGCGACTTTTGGTGCTTCAGCAGATTTGCAGGTGTATCACGATGGGTCTAATAGTTATATTGCAGACACTGGGACAGGCAACCTAATTATTAAGGGGACAAACCTTCAATTAAAGTCATATTTTGCAGATGAAATGTTTCTTGCTGGAAATCAAAACGGTGCAGTGACAATTTATTATGACGGAGTAGCCAAACTCGCCACCACCAGCACAGGCATCTCAGTCACAGGCTCAGTAGAACTCAACGGATGGACAGTCACCGAAAGCGGCGGTTCCCTTTATTTCGCCACAGGCGGCACCAACAAGATGAAACTAGACGCATCTGGCAACTTGGATGTTGTCGGCTCAGTCAACTCTAACGCAACCATAACGTAATACACATTAGCTAATAGGAGTATCCGAAGATGGCTATAAAAGTAAGC